CGCTAAAAGTTTTAAAAATTCGGCTAAAACAGCTAAAAAAAAGTAAGAGGTAGAAATGGCTTCTGATGTACAAGCAACGTATCTGACGGCTTCTGGAGCAGTATTTGGTGGCCGAGCTAGGATTAAAGCTATTCACTATCAAGCGGGGAGTTCCCCTACGCTTGTTTTAAAAAATGGAAGCGATGCCAACGGTGCTACCTTATTGACAATGACTTTTGTCAATAGTACTGACGACACCGTCTACGTTCCTGATCAAGGGATGCTTTTTAGCGAAGGATGCTTTGCCGTACTGACCAATGTCACCAGCGTAACCGTCTTTTATAATTGAGGGGATATGGACACTGGCTTCTTCAGTGACCCGCAAGAAGCGGAGATTGTACAAGAGATAAAGCTTTGGTCTTCTGAAATCTTAGAGAAGCCTAGCAATTATTTTAACGATCTACCTCCTTGCCCCTATGCGCGTAAGGCGTGGGTAGATGACAAAGTAGCAATAGTCTTTAAGCGGCACGATTCTTACCAACCCCTGTATTCCTGCATATCCCAGTTTGACGATACGTTTGACTTAGCCATTGTCGTAGACTTAGCTAACAAGAAAGACCCTGAAGAGTTCCATGATTACTTCGATTCCCTAAACGATGTTATAGCGTCAGGTACTTTTATTGACAAGGACATCTGGCTAATGGGGTTTCATCCCGACGACGAGGTTAGTGAAGCGGCAGAGCAGGCGGCAATTGAGTCAGTAACCGACGCTGAGTACAGTATGATATTCGTTCAGCGCCTGTCGAAGCTACAAGAAGCGGCAGACAAGCTAGATAAAAAGGGATATTATGACAGCTACATTGGCGAATATGACGCCTCTGAAATCTTTAAAAAACGTGACTTACTAAACAGGAGATTGAAAAATGGCGATGAAGCCTCGTAAGAAAAAAGCAGCTCCCGCTAAGAAAATGAGAAGCGGCGGTATGGTAAAGAAGATGCGCGGTGGTGGCATGGTAAAGAAAATGCGAAGCGGCGGTGTTGTTAAAAAGAAAAAAAGGTAGGTACGGATAATGGCTACATCCGACAGCAGGGATTTTGAACTAGACGTTGCCGAATATGTCGAAGAAGCTTTCGAGCGGTGCGGATTAGAGGTCCGAACGGGTTACGATTTGAAATCGGCCAAAAGGTCGTTAAACCTTTTGCTGGCGGATTGGGCCAACCGAGGTCTTAACCAGTGGACTATAAAACAAAGATCTCTTGCGTTAGTGACGGGAACGGGAAACTATGCAATTCTCCCGGATGTCATTGATATTCTGTCGGTAATTGTCAGAAGAGGAAGTACTGATTACGCCGTAAGTCGGTTAAGTCGGGACGGTTTTTTGACCTTACCAAATAAAACTACCCAAGGGCGTGTAAATCAATTCTTCTTGGATAGGCAAATTACGCCTAACTTAAAGCTTTGGCCTGTCCCTGAAAACAATACAGATGTTGTTCTTTACGACGCTTTAACCCGTATGGATGATGCTGATATTTACACAAACACTATGGAAGTTCCTTTCCGGTTCTATCCTTGTTTAGCCGCAGGGTTAGCTTATTATTTAGCTTTAAAAAGAGCCCCGAATCGTGTGCAAATGCTAAAAGCAGTGTACGAGGAGGAGTTTGATAGAGCGGCAGTAGAGGACAGAGACCGTTCCTCCTTTAATGTCGCCCCTAAATTTGACTATTACAGGGTAGGCTAATGGGTAAGTTTGCTTCAGGTAGGGAAGCGTTAGCAATATCGGATAGATCCGGCTTTCGGTACCCCTATCGGTTAATGAAGAAAGAATGGAATGGTCTTTTAGTAGGTCCTGATGAATGGGACCCTAAACAACCGCAGCTTGGTCCGTTCCGTAAAGTTGTCGACCCAGAAGCTCTACAAGATGCTCGTCCAGAAACAGGCCTTGAAGAGCAACGCAATATCCAATACGGGTTTGACCCTGTTGGGTTCAGTGGTGATGAGTCTTTAACCCCTAATCCTTTAAGGGCAACGGCGGCTGTCGGAACAGTGACGGTGACCGTATGAGTTTTACTTATGCCTCTCTACAGCAAGCCATTCAGGACTACACTGAAAACAGTGAAACGTCCTTTGTAGCTAATTTACCTTTATTTATTAGGCAAGCCGAAGAAAGAATCCTTAAAAACGTTCAATTGAGTTTGTTTCGGAAGAATGTAAGCGGTGTTATGGCTAATGGAAACAGGTTTTTAGCTGCCCCAACCGATTTTCTAGCGCCTTTTTCTTTGGCCTTTATAGATTCTGGCAATAATCAAACCTTTTTAGAGTTTAAAGACCCTGATTTTGTTCAGACCTTTAATCCAAAGGTAACAACTCTAGGTGATCCAAGGTTTTATGCGGTTTATGACATAAATAACTTTATACTTGGCCCTACACCTAACGGCAATTACAACATAGAGCTTCATTATTTTTATCGACCTGAAAGCCTTACTGCGGGGGCGGCTACGGGTACTACGTGGCTTAGTATAAATGCCGAGATTGCTTTGTTGTACGGATGCCTTATGGAGGCGTACATTTACATGAAGGGTGACGCCGATCTAATGGCAACTTATGAAAAACGGTTTGCTGAAGCTATTTCTGGAATGAAAATGCTTGGCGAGTCTAAAGAGGTTACAGACGAGTACCGCACTGGACCCGTTATAAGGCCCAAACAATGAGTCGATTAACCGACGCAGGCCAAGAAAATCTTGCTAACTATATGAGGAGGCTGTAGCCATGGCTTTTACCGGAAACTACATGTGTACAAGCTTTAAAAAAGAATTGATGTACGGTGCCCATGACTTTGACGCTTCTAGCGGAGATACTTTTAAAATTGCGCTTTATACTAATTCTGCTGCTCTTAATGCCGCTACAACCGCATTCACTACGTCAGGAGAGTCCTCGGGAACTAATTATACATCAGGAGGTAATACCCTTACTCGTATAGATCCAACTTCCGCGGGAACTACAGGATTTACCGATTTTGCTGACACCACGTGGTCTAATGCTAGTTTCACGGCAAGAGGCGCTTTAATCTACAACACCACACCTAATACGACTTCTATTTCTTTAACAAACCCGGCAATTCTTGTTTTAGACTTTGGTAGCGACAAGGTGGTTTCATCAGGTAGTTTTACGGTGGTGTTTCCTACCTTCGATGCTACCAATGCGATTATTAGGATAGCCTAATGGCTGACGTGACCCTTACAGCGACAGGCGTAAGCGCCACAGGGTCTCCGGGACAGGCGCTGGTTTACAGCATTATTGTACCGGACCAAGATCCCAATTATACTGAAATTACCCCTTAGTGCGTCCTAAAAGTGGACGAACATTGCAGCTTGAGGAATTAAAAGATGCCTAGCACCTATACAGTCAACCTCGGGATAGAAAAACCGGCTAACGGGGAGCAAGCCGGTACGTGGGGTGATACGGTAAATGAAAATTCTGACATCCTAGACGAGGCCGTTAACGGCGCAATCGCCATTACTCTGAGCGCAACAGGATCAACAGGTTCCCCTAACGCATTAGCCATTACTGATGGTACATCATCACCGGGCCGTAACAAGTGGATTCAGTTCGCTGACGGCGGGGATCTTGGGGCTACCGCGTATGTTCAGCTAACTCCTAATAATGCTGAAAAAATATGTTTTATCCGGAATAGTCTTTCGGGCTCTCGTTCTGTCATCATGTTTCAAGGCACTTATAATGCTGGCAGAGACATTGAAATCGCTGCCGGAACAGATGTGGTGGTTAAGTTTGATGGTGGAGGGACCACTGCAACGGTAGTTAATGTCTACAACCTCCTTCAGGTATCGTCCTTACGCGCCTCTGGTGATCTGGATGTAGACGGGACTACTAATTTAGATGTGGTCGATATTGACGGCGCTACTCAAATAGACGCCGCCGTTACCGTAGGGGTAAACGGAACAGGGTATGACGTCAAGTTTTTTGGAGATACTGCGGGCAGCCATCTGCTTTGGGATCAATCCGCCGATGAGTTAATACTGGCGGGAACTTCGTCGGTTACGGTAGGTGGAGACTTAGATGTAGACGGCACCATAGAGTTTGACAATTTGTCGGGAACAGGTTCTGTCTCTGTTACAGATATAAAAGACGAAGATAACATGGCGTCTAATAGCGCCACTGCAATATCTACGCAGCAGTCTATTAAAGCCTATGTAGATTCAAAAGTAGCCACCGCTGATACTCTTGCCGAAGTTTTAGTTAATGGAAATACTACTAGTGGGACAGATGTTATAGCTAGTACCGATGACAAAGTACAGTTTCGAGACAGTGCTATATACCTCAACTCCAGCACGGACGGGCAACTAGACATTGCTGCTGATGGCGAAGTTCAAATAACCACAGCATTATTGGACCTTAATGCGGCTTCTCAGATAGATGGCGCGGTTACTGTAGGCGTTAATGGTACAGGGTATGACGTTAAGTTTTTTGGCGATACCGCTGGAAACTATATGCTTTGGGATCAATCTGCGGATGATCTGATACTAGCGGGTTCTTCTTCTCTTTTTGTAGGGGGTGACCTAAATGTAGACGGTACGATAGAGTTTGATGCTCTGTCTGGTACAGGTTCGATAACTGTCACGAATATTCTCGATGAAGACAATATGGCCTCTAACAGTGCCACTGCTTTATCGACCCAGCAAGCCATTAAAGCTTATGTAGATTCGGGTGGTGTTAGTAACTCTTTAACCAGTACGTTGACCGCAGGAAACACTACTGGCGGAAAAGACATTGTAGCCAGCACTGACGATAAGGTGCAGTTTAGAGACAGCGCAATATACATTAACTCTAGCACTGACGGTCAGTTGGATATTGTTGCTGAT